ACTGGCGCACCATCACTTATTGCGATTGGAAATAAACCAGTTCGTATGGTTGCAGACCAAAAGTATGAGGCATTTAGAGGTGACGAAGGATTAGGTCTTGCTGCAGATTCTTCTCAAATTGCCATGATGCAAAGACAACAAGGTAGAGTTGCAAATCCTGTTGTTGTCAATGTTGATAAAACAAACAACATGAGCGTTACGGCCAGTTAAAAACCCGGCGCAAGGCCGGGTTAAACTGAATGAGATTAAAGTTTAATTTTGTTCAGCGAGTGACTTGAAATAATCCAAATCTCCATCATCATCACTAATCGACTTATCAATCATTGAAACATCATCATCTTTGATTGAAGAAACGACTGAATCAGCAGCTTTAGTTTTAGGTGCATTTGCAACACCATCAAAACCAAGAACTTTATCAAGGCGAGTTTTCAATTGGTCATATGATTTGAACTGTTTCTTTTCAGTAAAATCTTTCAAACCATGTTCAGATTTCCATAGTGATTCAAGTTTTTCATCATCACCATCAAAGAGTGCGGACTTATCTGCAAACTCTGATTTATCATAATTACGATAACCTTCAACATTACGAATCTTCAGTTTGAAATTAGCACCTTCCCACATATCAAATGGGTTGACAGGAGTTTCATCAGCAAATTCAGGATTCATTGCTTCAGTAATCTTATCGAAAATTTTCTTACCAAATTTGAAAAGACGGATTTGTCCTTCATTTTCTTTATTGGCAGGATCCGAGATTACAAGAATGTTTGCAACATAAGATAGTTTTCGTTTTTGTTTACGAGCAATATCTTTATTTGCTTCGATTCCAGAATTCCATAATGTATTGTTGTGTTCACAAACTGGACATTTCTCATTGAGAGTTGTCAAGCAGTTATCGATGAACCAACCACCTGGTCCTTGAAAACCGTGAGAGAATACACGAACCCATGGCAATGCATCATCACCATCGGCAGCAGGAGCAGGAAGAAAGCGAATAATAGCCATGCCATTACCTGCCTTATCTACTTCTGGTTGCCAAAATCGGGTATCTTCTTTTGAACCGGCTTCTGCGGGTTGAGTTGTGGCTTCAATAGCCTTTGTGAGTTTAGCGAAATCAGAACGATTACGCTTGAGGTTTGCAAAACTACTCATAGTGTTTCCTTTCGTATAAACGGAGTATTAACGGTATATAAACGACTTATCCACATAAACATAATGTATCTTATATTTAGTGTTCATGCTAGCAGGGTTTTAAGTTTTTCAATAGTTTCACCGATATCTTTGTGAAGTATACCGATGCCGCCTGCTTTATTGAAAGCATCAATAACATCTTTGGTGTCATCAATCAAAACGATGCCTGGTCCTGCATAATCTTTTTTATGCTTACGACCTGGTACGACATTTGGTTTAAATGCAATACCATTTTTCTTTAACCAAGCAACCTTTTGTTCTTGCACTTCACTATGGTATTTTTCACCACCAGATGAAGTAAGAATCTCAACTTCGATTCCTTTTTTGGCAAGTTCTTTTGCGAACTTTACCATTTCTTGTCCACCTGGCCACCATGGCAAATGTTCAAAACCTTTTTTGTTCAAAATAAAATCGGGCCACTCTTGTGTCCACAATTTCTTATCACGGGTTTTTAGTGTATCTGGTCCATAATTTCCAGAAAAACTTCCCTCAAAATCGGACAGAACGCCATCCATATCAAGGTATAATTTCTTCATTGCAAAATCCTTTTAAGTATCAGTTTGTATTTTATCTCATCTTGGGAAAGAAATGAGGCATACTTTTCACATTTACGCCGAAAATCAGGCCATCGAATAGTGTCGGTGATTTTTTTATCCCACATTGGAAAGAAATTGAGAATCTTGTTTAGAATCACCAAGGTTTCAATTGATATTTCTTTTCTCAATGCCTTTGTCAGTAATACCGGGTAATCGCCATCAGTTTTCAATACCTCATTTGGGTCATTGACATTCTCAAATACACTCTTACAATCATTCTCAAACACATAGGAAAGACTTTGGAGCGTTTTTTTTCTTGCTGTGTATCTCACATCAGCATCTTCGCACAACAAGTCTCCGACCCACAACCTTTCACTTACCATTAAATTGGCAACAATAAAATCGGTAAGTTCTTGTTTATCGGAATATTTCCTGGATAGTTTATAGAAATGATACTTGTCTTTGCGGTTTTCAAATGCCGTAACAGTTACATTTGTTTTGCCATTGTATTTGAAAAAATCATACGATTCTTTGTTGAAGTGTAATTTTATGGATTCGTATAAACAAAATGCTTCATAACCAGTCATAGTGGTAAACGAGAACTTTTCTCTTTCAACATGTTATTGTCCATGGCATCATTTTCCAATTTAGATTTTAAATTGGCATTTACTAATGTTGCCGCCACTTCTATTTCAAGACCTGTTTGTTTACAGTATTCTACAATTGCTTCAATGTAATTGTAATCAGTATTGGATACAAGAGCGTCAATGGCTTTGGCGAACTTGGCCATTTCATCTTTTGTTGGCATTATGCCTCGCTTCTGTTTACTGATTTTGGTGCGTGAACAGGACAATTATCATCATAACAATTGTGCGATTTCATCATAGATTTGTCAAGACCACAAACCTCGCATCCACTTGCACGAAACTTAGGAGGGTTCATCAAAGAATTAACTGTCCATTCCCAAGAACCTGTTTGTGTGGTTTCAAGTTCTTCTTCTGGTTGAATATAATCATCTTCATTAACGATATCCAAACGACCATCAAAATGAAATCCTGCACCACGCAGAAACATTTCAAATTCATTCAAAATATCATTCAATGTTTCTGCATTGAATTCAACAGTTCTTTTAGATTGAATGCTATGCACAAAAGGCATAGATTCTTCTTGACAAACAAAAGTAAATTTAGACATTATTTTACCACACTTTCATAAAGATTTTCAAATTGTTCATGCACAGCAACTTCTTCATCAAAGTTTTGCTTGTGATAAACCCTAACCAACTTCGCAACTAACTTTTTAGGCAATTGCATATTCTTAGATGTTTCTGCAATGCTCTCACGAATAAAGTCATTTTCACCTTCAATTCTTGCCATAGAATCGGAACAATCTCTTACAATCTTAAATAACTTTTCACGGTCTGGTTGCGAAAGTTGATTGATGGTCAACTGCTGAACTGCCATAATAAAACTCCTTCAATTATTTTTTAGCGGTCGATGCTACATTATGAGACTGTGCTGACGCCGCAAATGCAACACAAATCAAATCATCACTTTTTGCATATGAACAACGGACTGATAATGGGTCAATTCCTTTTGCAATCGCATTATCAATATTTCCTGCCATCAATTGACGGTCAGTAATGTAATAGTAACCCATACTAGCAATGGTTGCGAGAATAACTAGGGTAAGACAGACAATAAATGTCGAATCAAGTTTAATTAAATCGGATACTTTTGCGCTCATATGTTTTTTAAATCCTTTCTGATATAAAAAATGTGTCTACCAATTATTGCTGTTTTTTCCATATTTCTCCAACCTGGTCTAACATAATCAGCATGATAGAACAGAGCACCATTTGTTGGGTCATTAAGTAGTTCATAATTTGCATAGACATATATTGCCAGATTTCTAATGTCATTATACAATGAATTGTTGCTATTTGTCAAGACCTTATTTTGCGATATTGCCTTGGGTCTATCTTCGCAATACCAAGAGAATTGGCAAACACCGCCGGCCTTTTGTTTTACGACACCACAAATGTCATTTTCAAAGTGTTTGCTCTTTACACGATTGAGTGTAACAAAGGCAACGGCAACTTTACCTTGTTCTGGTTCATGAGCCGCTTCAAAATAAATGTTTTCAGCCAAACACTCAATTTGTTTTTTGGTGTCTGCCGTTAGGTTGTTAAAGTATGCTTTATAAGGCATACTTTTGCTTTGATTCATATGTGCCATCGCAAGGCCAAAAAATAAAATTCCTGCGATTAAGGCTAAAGTAGTTAAAATGCGAACCTGCATATTTCTCCTTAATTAGTTAAGGGCCGCAG